GAATCTTACTTCTAGTCATATTGTAAGAACCTTGGAACACTCTGATGGTAGATCCGTCAGTATGTGTGGTCGCTAGAGTACCGACAAATCCTCTCTCAGTCTTAACAACATTGAAAGAACCTGTTCCTGTGATAGGACCGATAGTTGTAGTTCCAAGACCAACAGCATTAACTTTGACAAACTCATCATCAACCTTTAGAACATCTCCTGGGAGAATGGAAGAGATTCCAGAAATACCAAAGTATGTTGCACCAACAGAAACAGAACCACCATTGTTACTGAGAGTATAGTTAATTGGTGAAAATGCCAGAGGAGACCTTGAAACACCATCAATTGTAATCAGAGATTTCTCAAGTTTTTTCTCCATTTCAAGAGTGTGTCCATTTCCACTTCCAGCAGAATTAAATGTGACTGCTGTACCAGTTTTGCTGGTGGCAAGTCTAAACTCATTGTTATTGGTCTTAATAGCATAAACTGTAGAAGGAAGAATATTTCCATCAGACATAACCATGGAAGTATGAGCACCACCAATGAATGTAGATCTTGGTGTATATGTCAGTTTTTCACGATCACTAAAGAAGTGATCGGCAATTGTGAATACACCTGTTCCAAGATTGACTACGGTAGAAATGCCAGGGTTGAATTGCTTTTCAAATACTGGAACATTATTGTGTTTAATATCAAAGTCAACCTTGTTAGTTCTATCACCATTGATAGAATCAAACTGAGAGGTTTTCAGTTGTTCATTTACAGATCCATAAGTCAATGTTGCGGGAACATTATTCAAGTCTTTTTCAGTCTGAATTATTTCACTGTAAGTTTGTACTGTGATATCATCTGTAATACTTGGATCTGGATGGAATATTAAAATAAAGTTATTACCATCAATAGCAGCTCCAAACGTACCAATACCCATTGTGCTGCCAATTGACAGGTGTGGATATTGTACTGTGAATGCATTGGTATTGTTATGGTTGAACAATACCTGATGCAGTGCAGATGTGTTACCATAAGATACTTTTGCAGTAGACTTGACTGTCGTTATATCTGTCTTGTCATAAGTTAATACTGTAGAAATTCCAGTTCCTGAGAACGTAGAGAATTTAGTTTCAAGACGACCTTCTCTAACAGAAGTATCTGGTTGACCGCTTGCTTTGAAGATATGAGTACCGATTCCACCACCAACTGTATTAAAACCAACAATTCTAGAGCGAACAAGAACATCATTGGACTCAGTGTTCTCAAAATTTAATTTGAGAACACCAGACGCTATGTTGCTGGTGAAAGTTCCAATGAACTTAGATGAAGTTCCTACAATACTATTATCAAAGAAAAAGTCTGATCTATAAGTATCAGTTTCATCATGATCAATAAACATATCAACAACAGTCTTCTCTTTTGTTACTGTGTCAAGTAATTCAAAGTTAGCAAACAGAGATTCAATCCCACTTGCTTCTCCTTCAAAAACTAAACCTGTAGAACCAACTCCAACAGAAACATTGTTACCAATTAGATTGACAAATCCAACAGACTGTGTACCAACTCCTGCAAGTGATGTGTTGAAGTTATTTTTAATGAATTTAATATCTAGATCATCGTTATAAGGATCGTCTGGAGTAAGTCTTAGTGAGACATTACCAAAGGAATCTTTGACCGCTTGTATATCAACAAGATCATCTTTTGTATTATGAATGGATGCCTTTTCAACAGTGACTAAATCATCATCTTTAGTATTAAGGACAACCAATTCAGTTGCTTGCAAGTCCTTACTACTAGGTTTGACAATTTGAATTAAATATCTGCTGTACCCATCATTTTCAATAAATTTATCAATACTAGAGAATAGTGTAGTATTTGCGTTTTCTTGATTGGAAAACTTACTATTAAAGTTGTCAATTGTAAGAACTCTATTTGTCTTACACTCAATATAATCTGCCAACCTCTTATTTTGGAATTTAACAAATTTAGATCTTTCTCCTTCTACATCAAGATCAATACCAAAATCAAAGAAATTGATAGCATCAACTCTCATAGGAGTTCCATTTGCACTTAAGTTGATAATATCAACCAAAGCAGTGCTTACAGCGCCGCTAGTGGCAGCAGAAACTCTACCCTCACTAGTAATTCCAGTATCGGCAAAATTCTTTAGTCCTGGTGAATGAAGAATACTATTTACTGGATTTATCCACTTATCAAATTCAATTGGACTTTTAATACTGTAAGATAGATTTTGATAATAATCATTATTAGGAATTACTTGAAGATCGTTATTAAGTTGACCAACATCATCTGACCAACCATCTTTAGTTTGAAGAGAATAATCAATCTCAAAAAATCCATTATTTTCTGTAACAGAATCGATTGTAGCAAATGTACCTGAATTTTTTCCTACGATAACATCACCTGCAGAAAGATCAAAAGTTCCATAAACCTTAATTGAATCGTTGAGATTATTAGTAACAACTAAATCTCTTTCAGTGTAAACGTTACCTACTTTTGTAGAGAGACTCTCACCAACAATGAATTCAAGGGGAGACTGTGTAACAGTGAAGGATGGATAATTATTTTTGTTGATTAATGTGGCAAAAGGAGCTGAAGCAGTTTTAGCAACACCAGCGTTAGTTGCATATGGAGAAATATCAAACTCAACTTCGGCTGGGTTTGTATTTCTATATGCAGTTACTTTAAAGAAGTTATACGAATAATCTTCAGAGTTAAATCCAGTTCCTGTAGTGGATGCTAAGGAAATGTTTTCAACATATACAAAGTCATTTACAGCAAATGGTGCTGTAACAGTTGTAAATCCAAGAGTTGGAGTTGCAAGAACACAAGTTACAACACCTGCAGGTGATGAGAACACACTGCTAATACCAACACCATTACTATTATTAATTGCAAATACTTTTGATTCTGTATCAGAGAGACCTTTGGGAACATCAATTATCTCAACTGAATTGATTGACGAACCCTGAACTCTTGCTGCTAAAGTTCCAACCTCATATGGACGACCAGTATCAGGATTTACAAGCACCAGATCTGGAACAGATGTATATCCAGACCCACCAGAATTTATTGTAATTCCAGAAATAGTATTTCTATTTACAATGACGATGTTAGGTGAAATGAAAGCTTGTGGACTGAGAGTCTTGTCTGAAGAGAAATCAAATCCAGCATCTTCAATAGTAATTTGATTTATTCTTCCAAGAGTTGTAGATGTTGGGATGATATCTGCGTTAATACCTGCGGTAGAAGCGATACTAACAAATTTTGGTAACTTTTTATAATTTGCACCACCAAAGGTAATTTGCATTTTATCAACACCACCAAGAGCTCTTGGTGAAGAAGTTGAATACTTAAGTACCTTTGTAGATGATTGATTGTAATTGAGATTTTCTGGTACTCCACTTAATGAAACCGTAAATTCAGTTCCTCCAGCACCAATGATTTCATAAGATCCGGTATAAGTGCTATCAACAAAATTAATTTCAGAATAATTTACAACATCGGTATCTGCAGTGCTAATATATCCAGATTTGTCTAGTTGATAGTAAATCTTAGATGGAAGATCTTTATGATAATTTAAAGTGAAGGTTGACGCAGTAACCGTATCTGCTATACCAACAGTTCCAACTCCAACGGTATTAAAAATTGTGGAAGATCCGATAGAAACTAATTCATTTTCAAAATTACGATCATAATAAAGTCTAAACTTATAACCACTTAAGGAAGAATCATTTACGTTGAATACAAGGTTATTATCTCTTACAACAGAGAGGTTTGGATTAATTAGTGACAACTCCTGACTAGATCCACCAGTTGACCCCAAACTTACAACTATTGGTGGTTCGGAGACAGCATTAAATCTTGAGTTTGCAAGATTAATTGTATTATCATCAACTTTATAAACAAAGTATGAACCTGTCTCAAGACCAGATACAACAAGATCGGAGTCGTAAAATACTTTATCGCCGGTTTTGAAACCATGACCAGTTAGAGTAAATCTATTTGTGGAAGTGCTTACTGCTGTAGAGTTAAATCCTACAGGATTAACAAGCAATTTGTCATTTGCAGAGTTGTACTTCAAATAAACAGAAACTGATGTACCAATACCTACCGACTGATCAGGATTGACGCTCAAGTTGATCGTATCGCCATTATTAAGACCATGTGCTGTAGAAACTGCAACCTTTGCTCTAATTTTTTCTGCCTTTGCAGTAATTTGAGTTTTATTTGAAGTTAAAGAATATCTAAAATCTCTACTATCAGCATTAGACGTTATATTTCTAAAGTAAAGACCTTCAGTATTAGTGGTAAGTCCCACCTGTGTACAAAGACCGATTAAATCATTAGTCTTTTTGACTACAAATAATGTTTCAGTGTCACCACTCTGAGGAATGCTGAATGTTGCACTAGTCTCAGTATTAGATACTGTAAATCCTTGAGATCCACTAAATCTTTCAAATGTAACTTGCTGACCAGTTTTGAAAGGATGGTCTGGTAAGTAAACCGACTGATTTGGAACAGAGATTGTATAATGTCTATCTCCAGTAAAATAAGATCTGGATGAAGATGCTCCAGTTGTTGTCCCAATACCTACAGATTGAATGCTATTGAAAAATACTTTATCATTCAAAGAAGAATCAAAGTCTGGAACACTTAATGGTAAAGTAAATTTACTTGGAGATACAAATACATCAGTATTTGCAGTGTGTGCGGCACCTACAATCCCCCTCAATACCCTGACAACTTTTTTATTGGGGTATGTGCCCAAAACAGATAAAGTTTCTGTTCCAATGCCTAAAGTGCTACCTACAGAAATAGAGTTGACAACTCTATTCACAAACATGTCAGTGACAAAACCAACAGTAGAATTGGCAGCTAACTCCACTGACAATCGCGTTCTTTCGGAAGAAACTCCAATTTTATGAGATTTTGTTACGCCCGAAATAAATGTTGACAGTCCAGAAATAACAATTTGATCGTTATCAAAGTAGGGGTGTGAGGGATCAACATTTACTGATACTACCTCAGGAGACTCTCTAACTAATACTACATTTTGAAAAGACTGAATCGTTGTATCAATCCTTTCAATTGATTTGCCAGTGACCCTAGAAACATACGCAGAAAGTCCCCCTCCACTTGTATCAGTATTATCAAATATTGCAGACTCGCCAACTCTATAATCAGTTCCAGCTCCGTTAATTTTAAATCCACTAACAGAACCTTTGCTGATAGAATCAATTACTGCACTTTGAGTAATAATTTCATTAGGTTCAGAAACAAAATCATTGGTTGCAAATCTATCGCCAGCAACATAAGGGAGTGTGTTTCTCCTCAAATCGGAAGAATTGAAATCAAAAGTTTGATCAATGTTTTGATTTACTGGGACGGAAGAATATGAGTCGCCCATAAAGAATGGGAACTTACTATTTTTTCCATCACTGGTAATTGAAGCGTGATAGGCATAAACTCCATTAGGATATTCTGGAGTTTTGGAATATCTTCCATTATGCTCATCCAAATCACCAGAGTCTGTAAACTTGTAATCTTCAACAAAAAATCCTGCTGTAAAACCGACTGGTCTATCAGAAACTTCTGCAGTTGCTAATTCATAACCACTTGACAAGATTTTAACACCAGAATTTACATCTGATGGATCTACAAAAGCATAAGCACCATAAATGGGATTGCCATCATATGCCCAACCAATAATTGGAGAGTGTGTTCCTCCAATATCTTCAAATGTGTCTGCACCTATAGCAGTAGAATATCCAACTAAACCATAACCAAGTTTATTATTAGTCTCAACTAATACTTCATCACCAAATCTGCTGTGCATGTTGCAAGTTAAATCTCTAACTTCAACATCAACAACACCATTGTTACCTGCTGGTGTTACGACTACTGATGTGGTAGTTTGTTCATAACCACTGCCACCAGCGATAACTACGACTTGAGTAATTTTACCATCACTTACAATTGATCTGAGTCTTGCACCAAGACCCTCACCTTCAACTTCAAGGTCCGGAGACGAAGAATATTCTGATCCAGGATTTGTAACTTGAACTGAAACTACCTTTCCACCAGAAATTAATGGTTTAAGTTCAGCATCTTTTCCATTTTTGATTTTTATATTTGGTTTTTTCTCAAAATTAAGAACAGTTGATCCATATCCCGTTCCAGTTTCATACAAGTATAGATCAACAATCTCACCTCTTATAGAAGGAGTTGCTGTGATTACACCAGATACACCATCAAATTCTGCATTGACAGTAATACTTATTGGGGGATAAGAGAAGTTTTGGAATCCAGTTCCAGATCCAGTAATATTAACATGATGGTTTTTTGTATAATTTGTTGTATTAGTTCCACCAACACCAGCATTTGCCAGTTTAAATGAATGATCATCAATTTTTAAAACTTGGTATTGAACTGTGGTGGTAAGACCAGTTACAGCAGTTCCATCTGTACTATAAACAATTTTATCACCATCAGCAAATCCATGATTTTTGAATGTGATTACATCAGATACTGTGGAGATACTCTCAGGTTTAACTTTAAGTTGTCTATTCTCATATCCAGTTCCCGAATTGATAACTTTGATGGAACTGATATTTTTCTTACCATCAAATAATCTAAACTTATGAATGCCTTGAGAAGCAGTTGTAAATCCTACTGTGTTGATACCACTTGAGTAATTTTCAAAAGTTTCATACAATTTGATCGTGGTTGTGTTAACCACTTGAGCATAATATACAGATCCACTTGCTAATGCTCTATCTTGATGATCATTTGAACCACCAAAAGTTCCAACACCAATTGCATTATTGCCATTTCTACTATAGACTATTGCGTCACCATTCCTCAAGTTGTGAGGTGTATTAAACGTGATGGTTTCATCACTATTATCAATCGCTCCACCACCACCAGTTAAACGAGCATCAAACTCAATTTCGCGATACCTGGTTTCTAAAACTGGTTGAAGAACAGCTCCAGAACCATTACCACCACTAATAGTAATGGATGGAACATCAATAATATCAAAATCTTGAGGATCAATTTTTACTTCAGTAACACTACCACGAACGACTGGTCTAACAAGTGCAGTCGTATGAGCAGCACCAGGAGAGTCAATTTCAATAGTTGGTGGATTTATTACATCATAGTCGTTTCCACCATTATACAATCTAACATTTTTAATCGGACCAGAATAAATCTTATCAGTTGACTTATAACTTATAATTTCTGTACCATTGACCAACATTCCAGTAGATCCTGGCAAAGTTGATGTTCCTTTTCCATCTTTAATATTTCTGATTAAAGGAAACTTTTTCAGTAATTGTTGAGGATAAATTGCATCACTTTTTTGACTTATAAGAACAAACTTATGTGTTCCAGGACCAGCAGATGTAAACTCAATAGAAGAGTCCGATTCAATTAAAGACCTAGAAGCAAACAGTTTTATTTGATTGGATGCAGACAGTACCTTAACAAAGTAAATCCCCTCAGGGACGCCTACAAGGGTGTCTGAGGACGCTCTGTAAAATACTTCATCGCCAGTTACAAATGGAACTGGGGATGCAAAAGAAATAATACTATATTTCAAAGTTGAGTTGTTAAATCCTTGAAGTGCACTACCAGAAGCAGAAGCTAAAGTTGCACTTAAAGAACTTTCAAGAATGTCATATGATGGTAGAGAGTTTGAAGCAACATATGCATGAGTGTCATCAGTATATACATTCTGAACATCAGTGGTGATGTTGTTGTCACCATAAAATAGTGGAGTGCCACTACTAGTAGCGGTTTTAAGTTTTCTCCTAATCGTATAAATTGCCGTACTAATACCAGTGAATCCTGCAAGATTGTTAAGAGTGATTTGCTTATTTGAGGCAGTAATTGAAGCAACTACAGCATTGGCGTGAAGAACAGTTTCTGTAGTTCCACTCAAAATATCTACAGAATCTCCAACTTTGAGACTTGATTTGTCAATCTCGCTTTTCAATTGTACTGTGGCACCATTGATGCTTACAACGTCAAATCTACAACTTGTATTGTATATCCAACTATTAGCAAATATTTGCTTATCAGTTTTATTGACTTCTGGATTTTTGATTCTTTCACCAATGTTTTTTACAAATATCCTTTGCCCCTCATTGGAGAGTAAAACGTCATCGGTAATTTTAACATCAGAGAGAACACCACCAATTCTAATTTCTACTTTCTTAGAAAGGTCACCATCTTCGTATCCTATGTAAACTTCGTCGGTTCTAAGATCTGTTTTTGGAGGTATGGCAGTTCCAATACCACTGCATCCAAGGAATTGGTTTACAGTTTTATCAGAATACTCAATAGTATTTCTACCAGAAATCAAAGTTCCAGTCTGTGCAAATCCAACTGTTGAATCAACAGTTACAACAGAAGAACCTACACTAACGCTATTTGAAACTTTTGTGGATGGTTGAACTTTAAAAGTCCCTTCTACAACATCCCTATCATCAAAACCAACAAATAACTTAAGCTTAAAATATGTGCTAATTCCAGACCGAGTAAGAATTTCTACTTCAGAAATAGACGCTTGAGTTTCAGAATCAGTAGATTTTACAATCGTTTGACCAACTAACTTATTGGGATCACCAGAAATCCTCTCTACAACAACCTCCTCTCTTCTTGTAAATTTTGCTGATGAGGGTTTAATGAGTTTTGATTCTAAATCAATTACAGATGCATTAACACCGTAAAGAACCTTGAACAGAATTTTGAAAGAATCCTCAGTTCCCTTTGCCTCATATAAACCTCTTACTTCTTTTACAAAGTTATTAACATCTAAATCATCTACAAAATCAACGTCTTCAAGACCAGGAGCATAAGAATACTTTAATTTTTTGTAAAATTCTTTGAGAAATAAAGAACTTAGGTTTTGTACAATATCGCCACTTGCATGAACTTCCTGAGACGTATCACTGAATACAAGTTCTTCAGGATCAAGTGCAGAACGATATGAAGAAATACCACTGAAACCTCGTACACATCCAGTGAAAGAAGTTGCAGTTTTTCCAGTATATGTTATAATTTCATCACCGATCTTGAACAGACCATACTCATCAGGAAATCCTTTAGTCGTGGAAACCTGAACTGTATCGGCAGTAGAGGAAATTCCAGCAGTCAAACTGGTGTATCCAGTAACAACCTCTGGTGTAAGGTTGTCAAATTTAAGATACTGGTCTAAGTTCTCAACAATATCAGTAGCACCGCCCTGATGTTCTTGAGAAATATAATATTGCTTCAGAAAGTCAATTGATTTTGGACTTTCGGATCTAAGAAATTCGGGTAACTGACTATCAATTACTTGCTGTACTTTTACCCTTCTTTCAAAGCCTGTTTGTATCATTCTTATCCTCTCTTAAGTTCTCCGTTTAGGTAACTTGAAGTAACTTTATAACCGACGCCAGAGATCTGCTCGCCAGATGTAATAGTATCTTTAACCATATTTATCTCACTATTTGCAACGTCAAAAGAAAGATAAAGATCCTTCAAACCTATAACATCATTAGAATCAGGCACTGCCTGAATTTCAATAATGTTATTTTCCTTAACTGTGGAAGTGATCGTAATCGTATTTAATAATATCTCACCCTTCATGTAGTCAACTGTTCCTGCAGACTTGATTATAACTTCAAACTCTCCACTTTCATTTCTTTCTCTAACAACAGAGATGACTCCTTTACCATTTACTCCTGGAGTATCAGTAAAATAGAATGTTCCATTTCTTCCAGAGAGACCAAATCCAGTGCTCTTAATATTAAATCCATCACGACCCATACGGAACTTGTTTCCGTAGCAAAGTTCATACTGAGCGGAGCGATTGATTAATGCTTTCAGATTTCTTCTAATTCTCACCCTCGTAATATTGGAAGTGATGGCATTATCAGTACTATCAATGGTTTGACACAATTTACTATATTTGAAGCGTCCACCAAACTGATTAATGTTTGCGGTAGCAAAAGTATTCAACGTTGATATAACTTTTGACTTCAGATCATTGACATTTGAGACTTTTGAATTATTATAGTAGACTGCAGAATCAATCTCAACAAAAAGAACCTTAAGATCCGTAATTTTCTGATTAATACCCGACAAAGCGTAATTTTTCAGCTTTGCAGCAATAGATTGCTTGTCAAAATCAGAAACAAAATCGCCATTTTTAGGTTTAATGCTAATAATTACGTTTCCAAACTCTGGTGGATCTAATTCTTCACCACCAACAACAGAAACTGACTCGGTATTTGGATAAATTGACTGAATTATTGCCTCATAGTCGCGTGCAGTCACTGCACGATATTGTGAGGAGTAAATTCTTGGCGCAAAATACTTGATTGAGTCAATACTTTCAATATCACCACCATTTTGTGCTTTTTCGGAGGTTGAAATGGTAACATCAGAAGTCGGAACGATGATATTTCCAAGATTATCAGTAACTCTTCCAGAATATGCGAAATTTTTCGCCCCATTTCCATCAATACCGTCAGTAACGATGTAAGAAACGGTAATTATTGTACCATTCTCTAATTTTTTGCCAAAATATCCGTCACCAAAGAGAAGTTCGTACCTTTCGTCTTGAACTTCTTGTAAAAGATAGATTTCGGAGTTCTTATTGAGGTTTAAAATATTTTTAGCAAGTTCATATTCTCTTCCTTCACCCGAATCTGAAGCTCCTTTGACTTTTACAACGATTGTGGAGGTATCAATGAACGGATTTTGTAAAATAAAGCGTTGATCTAACGATCCATCAACGACAAATTGTTTTTTTAAGTAAGTTCCTTGATAAACATATAAGTCATTAAAGTGTGCAACTCCAGAATCATTCGCAGCGGTGACATCTTCTGGAATTGAGAAGACAAATTGACTCTCATTGACGTTTCCTACGCATATCAGACCCGCTTCTAAGGTCATTGTAGGACTCGTGACGCCGTTTGGGGCGGTGCTGCTTCGTGTATCTACCTTCAGACTGATACGCGCCTTAGCGGCGCTTCTGGAGCGAGGTACATAACCAATATTTCTTGCCAAAGAAACAACATTTTCTCTCAAAGTTGCCGAATCCAAGAAGGATTCATTGACAATCATGTTTGAGTTATAGGCAGTAATGTAAGTATTATACGCTAACGTGTCAATTAAGACAGAAAAATTAGATCCCTCAAAATCAAAGTCCGTAAACGTAGAGTTTGCACGGAGATAGTCTTTGATTTGGGACCTAATTTGGTCAAAATCTAGATTTGTAAATTTAGTAAAAGGCATATTACCTTGTTGCCTCTAGCAAAAATGAAAATTCTTGAGTAGGAAAGTCCTGACCAACAATATCATAAAAGACAGTAACATTAAATGTGTTATTATCTGGTTGAGGATCTACATCAACCTGCACATTTGCAACTCTAGGTTCAAAATTATCAATTGTTGTGATAATTTGCTCTTCAATTACGCCCGCAGTGGCAAAATCAACGAAATCAAAAAGACTTGCCCGTACATCAGACCCTAAAATAGGTTGAAAAAACCTTTCTGTAGGGATCGTTTGCACTAAATTTTGAACAGATCGCGTGATTGCTCTTGCGTTCTTCAAAATTGGCAAGTCTTTTGTCACAGGATGTGGGTCAAAAGACAGACTTATGTCTCTAAATGCTCTTGATTCCCGTGAAATTGCCATTGGTCAGTAGTTTTCTTGACTTTATTTATGGCAGCAGGGTCACCATAAACTTCTTGGATCACTCTTTCCTCTGGATCTTCGGTTTTATGTGGCTTGGACCAGTATTCGTGCATGTAATTATTAGGCATTGACCAGTAATCCGTAATTAAGTTTGTTGTTCCCCACATTTTGTACATGTGGTTTTTGTCCCTATCAACGGGTGAATTGCCCATTTAGTCCTCTTTGGGTGATTCGGTGTATTTATTTTCGCGTTCGTCTGCCGTTTTCCAGAAGTATTCATCTTCACGACCCATACCGAGACGCTTGTAACCATTTTCAACTTGATAATACTGAGTAGAAACCTTAAAATCAGGCATTTTAGGTTCTACAGGTGTCAGACTATTATCAAAAATACGTAATCTATTGTTTGGATAGAGTGCATACTGTCCGTTTTCAAGTTCAATTAGGTTATGAGACTTGTGTTCGGCAGGATTTTCACTCGTTGCCCAGTCTACGTAGTCTGGATCATGATGATAGTTGTCAATCGTACAGACATAAGTTCCTTTTACATTACCATGATCGCGAGTGTAACACTCAAAATCCATTGAACCAATGAACTTCTTGTCCACACTGACGACACCATAGTCCATACAGTTCCAAAACTGTAGGTTAGGAAGGTCCATATCAGGTGTAGGCGTCTCTGGATCCGAGACAAACGCACTAATCGGCAACTTATCATACATTGCCGCGTATTCTGGTAAGTAAGTTTCAAAATAAAAAGCGCGTCCAGGTATGGATTTAACCGATACCCAAACGCCCTTTACAAACTCACCATGTCCAGATTGATGATCCGTCAGATATTCTTTACGGACCCATACTTCCTGAGAAGGAAGATTAGCAATCAAGCAAGCCATAGGTGTTTACAAATCTAAACTATGTATTATCGTCCTTGACCGCGATATGCTTTCTTCTTGTTATTACGAGAAGTAGCGGCGTACTTCGTGTTTTTTCCCGATCCTTGACGAGACTTCTTCGGTTTTCCGGGCATAAACCCGTCTTTGACGACACCGACTTTAGAACGCATTGCCATTAAGAATAATCTCCAAATACTTTAGTTTCAATGTCCGAGGGACGCGGACGACCTGTCTGATAGTATTCTACCGCCAGGTCATCCATAATATCAAAATACTCTTCCTCTGTCAAGTTCTTGAACTTAGTCTCTCCCTTGATGAGGATTGTGTACCTGTCAGCCATAATCAGATAATACGAGACTTCTCGTGACCAACTCTGATGTTAGGATCACACCAGATCTCATATCCTGCCTCGATAGCATCTAGACAGAACGACACATCTTCTCCACACATGTCCTGAACTTCACCACTCTCAAAGACTTGCATCTTCGGAGCGAACCATGGATACTTGATCTTTTCGTTCTCGAAAACACCATTTTTGATGAGCAACCATCCGAAACCTGCATAATCAACTGTGAATGGTTTCTTACGCTTACTAATGGTCTCTAAGGTCTCGTGATTCATCACTCCACCATTACTACGGAAATCATCTTCATCCATCCAGTGTGCTACAGAGGTTGTATGTCCATCCTCAGTACAATACCAACCAGATGCAATGTCCTTGTCCATCAGAACCAACTGAAGGAACTTCTCTGTGTTAAAGACGATATCACTGTCAATCCATAGTTGCCAGTCATACTTCAGTTTTCCATCCCAGGGAATCTGATCAGGTCCACGCAGTACGTTTGCTCCAAGACACTTACAACGTGCAAAGTT